CTTACACCTTGATTACTCATTTTATTCTATTTTTAATTTGAGCTGTTTCCAGTTCGTGTTTATCTTTAATATAAGCTAACATCATAAAGCACTTATGTACATTTAATTCTGTGATATTTTCAAATCTTGTAATATCTCCTCCAGAGAGTTGGTAAATTGATTGATACCACCCCCATTTCCTTCCAAAATTAGATACTCGGTCAAGGCTTTCGTCTGCTTTTTGTCCAAATAGTTCTTCATATTCTTTGATAAGTCTAGACCTAAATTCATCAAAAAAAAAATAGAGCTAGTTACTGCTGACATAGGCATATCTAGTAAGCTATCATCTATCTTTACGTTATACTCTTTTATAGAATATCTATCTTGAAATTTATGCTTTATAGGTCTATATAAAACATTCATAGCCTTTTCAATATTATCCCAATCACCTACAAAAGTATCTAAATCAATATACTCTCCTAAACTTAAATCATCTAATGAAGGATGAAATCCGTATTCTGTTTTACCTACTTTAAATCTTCTGACTAAAACAGGCTTTGACTTAAAGACTTCTTCTAACATTTTGCAAATCTTCTCAGTATCTTTTAGCTTCATTCTTAACACCTGTTTCAAAGGAGCATTACAGAATATCTCAAGCATCTTTGCTGCTAGAAACTTATCATCTTTGTTGTTATCTTGTATCTTCAGATAATGTTTATAATCTCGTAAAGACACATCATCTAAACTTGCAGGAACTTCTAATTTAAGTTTCATAATATTATAACGTATTTAATTAAACATTTTTAAATAATAAAAAAAGGCGAGCTAGACATACTTTAACCACTTAAGTAAATTGTATATCTGCCCACCTATCCAAACTAACTAAAACTATAAAAACTATCTTTTATCTGCTAATTCTAATTTTTTAAACTTTTCGTATTTGCCTCTGATATTCTCTAGTCTTAATAGAGCTTTATTCATTCTGTATTTATAATCGCTATAAGCGTTTGTAGTCTTATCTAAGTCTCCATTTATTCTTATAACATATAATGATATATCTATTAAAGCCTTTGACAATGCTTTTATTTCTTTGTTGTCAGGTTTTAATTTTCCCCATTTTAAAGCTAGTTCTATACATAGCTGAATATTCCCATAATATTCTAAATCGTGTAAGTTCTTTATTTTGTCCATAATCAAATTTAATAAAAATTCATAAATAATATGCTAAGGTAGAAAAATACTGTCCACAATAACATAAATAAAATACTCTCAATTATCTTTTTCATCTTAGTTCTTCGTTTATTTCTTCCATCATTAAACTCTCAAGTTCATCATCTAAATCATCAGCGTTCATTAGATCATCATTTTTATATAGTCTAATGTCTATTACTTCTCCACCACTAGGAGGTTGATAGTAGTCTCCTTTATCTTCTGGAGTTACACTAAACTCAACAGAGTAATCTATCTGAGTTCCATCTTCCTTGTAATCGTAAAAATCTATTTTATAGTTTTTCATAGTTTTGTTTTTAATTATAAAGTAAAGTAAAACAATTATAATGATATTAACAAATAATTTAATAACTATCTTTAAGATATGTAATATGTGCCTTTATTGGGAGTTTCTAGTTGCATCATTAAAGCATACCTAGCAGCATCAATACAATCAGGATGAGTTCCTGTAGGCTTCTGTAAATCGTTTCCTTCTTTATCTTTACTCCAGATGTATCCTTGTAATTCTTTGATTAGATTCTTTGATCTTGAAGTTACGTATATTTCATTTTGATTAATTAGGTTAATTCCATAGACTATAGAATCTCTACCTTTTGATACTCCTGATATTGAATGACCATAAGATCGTATCTCACTAATACTCTTAGGTTCTGCTGAGTCAGCGTAAATATGTTCTGTTATGTCGTTGTTCTTTAAGAATAAACTAATGTCTCTATTTAACATTCCTTTCCGATATAATACCTCATCATAGATATAAGCATTGTTATATTTATACAATCTTATATAAGCTGAAGGATCAACTGAATATCCAAAGTCAAGACCTCCACAAAGTAATCTAGCCTCTTCTGGTATATTATCAATGTATTTCCAATCAGGTATACATACACCTTCTAAACTACCTATCTGACCTAATCCATATACCTTCCACCAATTTGCCCAATACGTAGATGTCTTAGCTTTCTCTTTTGCTTTCTCTATTTCTTTTACAATAGATTTAGGAAGGCTACTATTGTCTTTATATGTTAATGTGATAAACTCTGTGTCTGGTTGTCCTATAAGTTCTTTATCTACCCAAAACAAATTAGCAGGGTTATAATCTAACCATATATTTTCAGAGGTTCTTATACTTAATTCTTGATATGAATCAAAGCTAACATTAGAACACTCATTAATAAATAGATCAGTACGTCTAGCTCCTCTTAATCTGTCTGGCTGATCTGTAGAAAAAAACTCTATATATGAGCTATTACTAAACTCGTATTTTAAGGTACTTTTATTGTACTTGTTATCGTCATACCTATTGAGTCCTTTTAAGATGTTTAAGAAGTCTTTTAAAGCACCTCTACGTAAATGTGGGATAGTCTCTGATACTACGCTTATCTCTTTTCCTGAGTTCTTTATTGCGTAATCAATTAAGATTAATAAAATAGCTATTGTTTTACCTGCTGATGATCCTCCTCTGACAATCCTTATTCTCTTATCTAGTTTTCTGAGTTTAGACAGAGCTGAGGTTTTTGTTAGTTGCATATTAGTCTATAAATAATGGCTGATCTTCATTTATAGTTATGTCCTTAGTTTCTTTAGGTTTACCTGCATAATAATTATAATACAGTTGTACGTATTTAAAGTCTCTATCTTTTAAGCCTTGTTCTAAAGCAGCAAATGCTAAAGGCTCTAATGGAGTTAGCTTTTCTATTAATTCTATTTCTTCGCTTTTTGATTTCCTTCCTGCTCCTTGTCTTTTACCTCCGTAACTACCCATAATTTATTTAATTTTTTAAAACTTATGTTTACTGTTTTCTTAATATATTTTTTAAATGAAGATAATCTATTTATATACATATCTTGAAAAAACTTGATTATTCAAGTAATATAACGTATCTATTTAATTATTTTACTATGTTTTATTATTTGCTGTCGTGTTTGTTTCAAACATTCTAATCTATTTTTTTTTGATTTATATTCTTTAGGAACTTTAAGATGTATCCATTGAGATTTAAATAATGATTTAATATAATCAATTAGATTCATTCTCTATCTCTTTTTGTAAGTTAGCTAAAGCTCTCCAAGCTACCTTAGCTGAATGTCTAACACCATCAGTATCTGTTTGACCAGATTCCATTAAATGTCTTACAAGAGCATCTAATTCGTCTGTGCTTTTTGATCTATCCCAATGTAAAGGTTTATCTGGATGATGTTGTTGATTTCCTACATAACTACATTTAGCTACTTCTGCTATAGCATCAGGAAAGTATTTCAATACACCAGAATAAATAGGAATTTGTTTTCTTTTGTCTTTGTTTGTTTCCATTATTTAATTCCTCCGTTTTCTATCTCTTCTCTTATCATTTTAATTATTCCGTGATTATCACCCCACTTATCTCTGTCCTCTTCTTCGTATGATTGTTCACATCTTCTTTTAAAATCTGATTCTATTATTTTTATAAGGTCTATTAATGTGTCTTTGTTCATAATACTTTCTCTTTCCATTGCCAACTCTTAATGAGTCTTTCTATGTCGTTTACTGCTTTGTCGTGTTTATCTTCTGGAATTTGATCTAATAATTTAACTAAAGGGTTTTCTAGTTTTAATTGTAAATTTTTGCATTTGTTTTCTAGATAATGAACTCTATCTATTTCATCTATTGTAAGACTGCTTTTAAAAGAAAATAGTTTTTCTATCTCAGCTAGTTTTTTATTTGTTTTTTTATATATCTCATATAAGTTTTTACTGTGTATTACTGTAGCGTGATTAACTGGTTTTCCTTGAGACTTAAAAAATAATGCAATATTAGTCCATCTCATTCCTAATTTTTCTCTAAGTAAATAACATAACAAAGACCTCATTTCTACTACAGGTCTTTTTCTCGTGTTTTCAAAAATATTTATACCAGACAGTTCCTTGATCTTATCTGCTATTTGTATTGGTTGTAATCTCATTGTGTTCGCAATTTAAGTAAATTATAACATTCTATATACTTCTGTCTTGCTTTGCCTTTGTACTCTTGTTTAAATAGTTCATACATTCTTTTTGTATATTGGTATTTTGTGTTGCAATCTTTAAAATATTTTTCTGCAAACTTTTTACCTTTTCCTTTAAAGTAGTTTACATTGTCTGCTGTATCTCCTTGAATCATTTGTTCATAGAAATTATAAAGAGCTTGTTCTGAAGTTATGTCTAAAAATTCTCTATGATTATAATGATAGTTATAAATTAAAGCAGGGAATTGTTTATAGTCTTTGTCAATACTTACAATCATCACATTATCTCTTCCGTGTTCTTTAGATAGTTCAAACCAATACTGAGCTACCAGATCATCTGTTTCTAATCCATACCCATATATACTATCGTAATTTTCTTTTACGTATTGGTGCATATCGTGTAACAATGGAGGAAGTTCTTGGTTTTTTCTATTGGCTTTATAATTAGGAGTTATTTTTTTTCTAAAATTTCCTTTACTTCCATTAAAAGTTTTTATTTCTTGAACTGAATAAACATCTTCTATGTCATTGCATATTTTCATAAACTGTTCATCAAATTTAGATACAGCATCTTCTAAATCTCTGTAATAAATATCTTCTAGTTCTTGACCTTCTATTCTAGTCCTATAACAACTAGCAAAGATTAAGCTATCTGCATCAATTAATAATATCATTTTTTAATAAAAATAAATAATGTTACAGCTAATAAACTTATTAAAGCTGTTCCAATTATTTTAAATGTCGTGTTTTCTTTTTTAGGATGTCTTCCTTGATTACTTCTGTATTGTCTCATACTTGCTAATATAACCATTTTTAGGTTATTAACAAAATTTAATAAGTAGTATTTAGATTTATTCTACTAGCTTGGTTTTCTTTTAAGAGGTAAACTTTTTTGTTTAATCTTTTTTTTGTCCACATAGTAGTATCAGGACAATAGAGTTCTTTAGGTTCTGGCATATCAAGATTATCTAACCAATACATAAAGTTCCCTTTAGGATCATTTACAAAATATAATTTAATTGTGTCTTTAGGTAGTTTCATTAATTCATCATACTTATAAACCTCTAGCATTTTATCAGCGTAATACTTATCTCTAAATTTCATTTCTATTACACAGTTGTGACCTTTAGGAGTTTTACCTTTAGCGTCATAATGTTCAAACTTTTTTCCAGTCCATTCTAATTCCCAGTTATCTAAATTAAGAAGCATTATAACTGCTTTCTCCCATTTATGGATTTTAGTTATTCCCATTTTCCCATATTTTATTTATGTCTGCAATCCATTGATTTATTGTTCTAGGTGAGCAGGAGCAAGGTATATAATATTTATGTTTGTAGTATTTGCTGTGCAATCTGCTGACCACTTCAAGCTCTTCTCTAGTAATACTTGATTTGTTGTCCATTCTAAATACTGTCCATCTTTCATAATCTTTTGAATTTAAGGTTACCATCTTTTAATTTTTATATTATTTAATTTATCTTTTCTTTCATCACATCCACAATCGTCTCCCCAAATCTTTTTTACTATCCATTTTATTCCTGTATATGTTGTTATTGTTTCTACTAAGTCTCCTAATCTCATAATAAATCTTTTAACTTTTTTTTAACTTTTTTGTATGTGTTGTAAAGTGAATAATAAGGTATGCCTGTTTTTCTTGATAAACTTGCTACTGATTCTCCTGAGTTTATAAATTCAAATACTCTTCTATCGTACCAATACATTTCAGATAAAGCCTTAGTTACTAATTCATATTTGGCTGTAAAATCTACGTCACCTTCTTTACAACTTAAATTTTCTATTCCTACTCTTTTGACATTTTTAGCTTTACGCTTTAAATCAAAAAACAAACTTCTTAAAGTTTTAAAAACATAATAATAATTTATGTCATCTTTTCCATATGAAATATCTAAACCTTTTTCTATAGATAATTGGATTTTAATATACATTTCTTGAACAATATCTTCAGCTAGAGATTTATCTAAACCAAATGAACAGACTATGTCTACCCAGTTACTATGTTTTTTAAACAGTAACTCCATACTTTTTTTTACATTCATACTACCCTTTTAAAGGATCGTAGTAATTATCTACGACCTCTGGTAGTCCTAATTCATTAACTTGGAAACTAAATGTATCAAAAGCAAATCCTCTGCTTCTTTTGCATTTAACTGTTACCCAATCTTTGTTTACTGTGTTCTTTTCAAGTTGTATCTCTGTCTCTACCTTTTTCATTAAGCTAGAGCCTAGATGTCCTGTCATTTTATCTGATCCATAATTACTGTGAATTACACAGCAAATATGCACATTATAATTCGCTGACCATTCCATTAACTTCTGAGTAACCATATTAGATTCCTCAATATTATTAACGTCATTACAAAGATCAGCTATCCCATCTAAAAGCAATACTCCTATATTACTTTTAAAATGTAATAAATGTTCTATAAATTGTATTCTAGTCTTTGGTGATAATGTTCTTAAAGCGTAGGTATGGTAACACCCTTGCTCCACATCTTTGTTCATTTGTAGACATCGTTTAAAAGTTCTCTGACAATGCCAGTTTCCCTGCTCTGTGTCTATATGTAAAAGACATCTTCCGTTTCTATGACCTTTTAAGTCTCCTCCAAAATTGTTTTTACCTGATAAATATACGGAAGCTAATAGAGAAATAAAAAAAGTCTTCTTTGTT